ATTCCGCCGACGATGGTGGCGAATAACATCCTGGAAGGCGGATCGGTGCAAGCGCAGAATCCGAGCATCGGGAACGCACAGATCGTGCTGAGTTCGCACGTGGAGGCGACTTTCCAGATTCCGGACGTGACGAAGATCCTGGCAGTACCGGACCTGCTGAAGATCTACTTACAGCCTTCGGTGTCGGCGATTGCGGACCGGATCGAGAGCGACCTGCTGAGCCTATACCCGAACTTCACGCAGAACACAGCGGTGGGGACGGGGGGATCGGCGCTGACGGAAGCGACGATCGACGCCGCGGAGACGGCCCTGTTTCAGGCGAGAATTCCGGCCTCGGAGCAAAGGTACTTCGTGGTGAGCGCAGGGGCGTATTCGGCGTGGCGGCAGATTCCGCTGTTCGAGGAGTTTCAGACGGCTGGGGGCGCGGGGCTGCGGACGTTGATCGACGGAACGATCGGGAAGTTCAAGGACTTCTTCGTATTCCGGTCGCAACTGGTGCCGCAGACGGGCACGAGCACGGTGACCACGCACAATCTGGCGTTCACAAAGAGCGCGATCGGGTTGGTGATGCGGCGACTGCCGCAGCCATTGCCGGGGACGGGCGCGATTGCGGAGTACGCGGAGCTGGGCAACTTCGGCATGCGGGTGGTGATGAGCTATCAGCCGAACACCTTGGCTCAGCAGTTCACGGTGGACGTGCTCTATGGGTGCGGCGTGCTTCGGAACCAGGCGGGCGTGCAGGTGAATACCTAGACAGAACCGGGGTGGGCCCTGCGCTTGGGGCGGGGCCCTTGTTCACCGCGGAGACGCGGAGTTTGCGAAGGAAGCACTGAGAAGAACCGGAAGAAGAAGAGGCTAAGGAGGATACTTATATGGATCTGCGGATTTACTACCAGAAGATACGCGACTGCGAGGCTAAGATACCGGGAACGTTTGCCTTTGTGGTTAGCACGGCTACTCCGGACGGAGGAAAAGCGGGGGTGGTTACGGAGGTTCCACGGCGAGTCGCGGCTAAGATGGTTGTCGACGGGACGGCGCGGCTGGCCGTTGAGAGCGAAGTGAAGCCGGTGCGTAAGGGCTAAGGCAGTCGAATCTATGGCGTTGTTTACAGACGGGGCGATATCTTCAGTCGGAGAACTGGCAGAACATGATTCACAACTCTTGACGGTGGCTACCGTGGAGGGGATCGATGTCACGCGGAAGGCTGTTCTGGCTCAGGAGGAGCTGGCTCTTGAACTGGAGGTTCTGCTGGAGCCTTGGATGCGGTTGGAACACGTGGTGGTGACGCCGCCTCTCCGCCTGTGGCACGCTTATCGCTGTTTGGAGATGGTCTACCAGGACGCTTACAACAATCAACTCAACGACCGGTATGCGAACAAGCGGGATGAGTTCCGGCAGATGGCCCGGTGGGCTATGGACCGGTTTCTTGGGAGGGGAGTGGGGGTGGCCGGGCATCCCGTGCCACGGGCTGGGAGGCCCTCGGTGATGGCGACCCCAGGTACGCTTCCAGACGGGACCTACTATGTGGCGGTTTCCTGGTTGAACGCTGAGGGCGAGGAGGGCGCCACCTCGGAGGCGGTAGGGGTGACGACGGCAAGCAGCAGTTTCCTGGTGCGTCCACTGGCGGCGAGCCCAGAGGGCCGGGAGGGGGATCCAGAAGGCAACCTGGAGGGTGAACCCACGGCGGGGTGGAACGTTTACGCGGGTGTAGATCCGTTGGAGCTGGCGCGGCAAAACCAGACTCCGAATCCTATGGCAGCGAGTTGGGTACAGCCGGGGGAGTTACTAACCTCGGGTAAGCGACCCAGTCCGGGGCAGGCGCCAAGTTATATGCGGCGCGTGGCCCGGCGGCTGCAGAGGGGGTGACAATGGCGGGCGGGATCGGGAGTGGGGTCACGGTGAAAGCGCTCGCGCTGATGCAGGGGGCGGGCGGAATCAACGACAGCCTGACGGCGATGGCGGAGGCGGCGGGGGGCGCGCCGGGATTGGGGCCGGCGCCGGTGCAAATTGCGGCGCAGAACGTGGGGCCGGAGTTGGTGGAGCGGAGCACGGCGATGAAGTATCCGGCCGCGAACCTTTACTGCGCGAAAGTGATCAATGACCTGAAAGAGAAGTTTCGCAGCTTCTCCGGGCGGGTGGAGATGGCGATGGAGATTCGCCACTCGCAGGATGTGCTGGATGGGATGGAAAGCGCATTGGAGGCGTACGCGGATGCGGCGGTACAGGCGCTGGACGCGACGCGCGGGGATTGGGGGAACGGGATGTTCTACGCGGGCGGGTATCAGGTGACGTTCGGGGCGGTGAAGAAGGGCGGACGTGGGTTTCTGCAGGTTGCCCGAATTGAGTTCGAAGTGGGAGTGAGCCGGAGTTAGCCTGGGGCGGAGAGTTCACCGCGGAGACACAGAGGGCGCGGCGGACGCACGGAGAAGAGACTCGGAGAAGAAAGACACGGAGCAAACTAAAGGCATTTATGAGTTCTTATATTTCGTCGAATGCAAATCGGTTTTACACGGGGCTGGAAGGCTCTTATGGGGTGGCGGCCGCGGTGACGGCGGCGAACCGGATTCCGGCCTTGCAGTTGACCGTGCAGCAGCAGACGTCGACGGCGGACCGGAAGGATAAGACGGGGAGCCGCACCTTTGTGGGAAACCCTTCGGGCGGGCGGCTTCGCACAAATTATGAGCTGCGCACTTATCTTACAAGCTGGCAGGCGGGGAGTAGCGGACCCTCTTATGGGCCGCTGTTTCAGGCGGCTCTGGGCGGCACTCCGTTGGCGTTCGCCGGGGGGACGGTGGCTTCGGTTACGGGGTCGCGAGTGGGATTGGCAGCTCCGCATGGGTTGGCGCCGGGGCAGGGCGTGCGGTGCGGGGGCGAGATCCGGTTTGCGGCGGCGATCGTGGATCCGAGCACGGTGGAGCTTAACGCGCCATTCAGCAATCCGCCGGCGGCAGGCGTTGCGGTTGGGGCGGCGGTGACTTATGTGCCAGCGACAGCGTTGCCGAGCGTAAGCGTGTACGATTACTGGAGTCCTCAGACGGCGGTGCAACGGTTGCTTTGCGGAGCGGCAGTGGACCAGATGGAGATTCTGGTGAACGGGGACTATCACGAATTCCGGTTCAGCGGGCTGGCGCAGGACGTGGTGGACAGCGCCAGTTTTGGATCGGTGAGCGTAGGGGGAGGCGCGGCGCAACTTACCAGCTTTCCTGCGGAACCGACGCTGGGCGGGTTCGACTACACGATTGTGCCGGGAAACCTGGGCGAGGCTTGGATGGGTGCAGCGCCGACCCAGTTTCTGACGATCACGAGCGCGACTTTCGTGTTGAAGAATAATTTGGATACACGATCGAAGGAGTTTGGGTCGCGAGTGCCACTGGCGATCTCGCCGGGAGAGCGGACGGTAACAGCGATGTTCTCGCTGTACGGGATGGACGATACGGCGACGGAAGAGTTGTACCAGGCGGCGCGGCAACAGTCGCCGATCAGCGTCATGTTCCAGCTTGGAGTCACGCAGGGGCAGGTGATGGGAGTGTTCCTGAAGAGTGTGGTGCCTGAGGTGCCTGAGTTCGACGACAGCGGGAACCGGCTGCAATGGAAGTTCCGGTCTTCGCGAGCTCGGGGGACGGTGGATGACGAGGTGGTGATGGCTTTTGGGTAGGCGATTCTCGACGCGGAGACGGGAAGGAAGGACGGAGAAGAGATTAGTGGATTACATAAGTTCTAGGGTGGTGGAGTCTCAGCGGGTTCCGGGGGTTAGGCTTACCGTTTTGAGGATGTCTTTTGGACGGCGGATGGAGCTTCTGGGACGGGTTCGGGAATTGAGCCGCCGCGTGGAATTCCTGGCGGCGGGAACGTCGGCCCCGGAACGGATGGATGCGGCTTTAGCTCGGGCGGAGATCGACCGGTTGTATGTTTGTTGGGGACTGAGCGCAGTTTCGGGGCTGGTTTTGGATGGGGTGGAGGCTACGCCGGAATTATTGGTCTCGGCAGGGCCGGAAGAATTGTTTCGCGAAGCGCTGGAGTTGGTTCGGCGCGAGACGGGGCTGGATGAGGCGGAACGAAAAAACTGCTAGTCGCCTTCCACTTTCAATTCTCCAACCGGGCCGGTTGGGAGTGCGACTTATGCCGGAAGTCCGGCCTGGAGAAGAAACGCCGCTGCGGATGGCTGCCCAGAGAGTCTTCGGGTCCAGCAAGTAAAGGGCGTGCTATTTGGGCTCGGGCGGATCTGGCGCTGGATTGCTGTCCGAAATCGTATATCACGGCGGAGAGCCTGGGGTTGGTGGAGGAGTTTTTGGTGCGGCGACGGTTGGGTGGGATGCAATTCGAACAACTGGCCGCCCGGCAGGTAGAGGCGTTCTTGATTCTGGAGAAGGAACTGGCGGAGGAGATCAAACGTGGCGAGCACGGCAGAGGACACGCTGCTTAATGAGTTCGAGGCGATCGCGGGAGGAATGGCGCAGAGCACCGCGCAGCAGACCGGGGGGAGCAGCTCGGGGCTGATTGAAACCATGAATCAGATTATGGGATCGATTGCTTACACGCCTCAGACGACGACCTTGGGTGGGACGCCGAGTTCGACGACGAGCGGCGGGGGAAGCGCCGGAGATACAGCGTTGTCGATCGCCTCCACGGTATTGACGAGCGGCCTGGGAATCGTGCCCCTGATTGGCGGGCTGATCGGGCTGTTTGGAGGAGGCGGGCAATCGACGGAGCCGACCTTGACGCGATACACGATGCCGGATCCGGTGAGCTTTCAAGGGGCTGAGACGCGCGCCGGAATTCAATATACGGACTCGGACCAGACAGGGATGCCACGCGTCACAGGGGTGGGGTCTGGATCAAGCGGGTCGGGCGCGACGAACGGGTCGGGAGGGCAGTCCGCGGGATCGGGTGGATCGCAGATCACAGTGAATGTGCAGGCGATGGACGCGCGGTCGTTTCTGGACCGGAGCAACGACATCGCAGCGGCGGTGCGGGACGCGATGCTGAATCTGAATTCGATTAATGACGTGGTGACGAATTTATGAGCGCGGTGTTTCCGAATCTGAAGACCAATGCGGTGGCGCAGTATCCGGCGAAGCGGGGGCTGCGATTTCAGAATGAGCGACTGAGGTTCGTGGATGGGACCGAGCAGCGGTACAGGGACTCGGCGGGGCCGCTGCACCGGTGGGAGATTATGCTGGAGGATCTGGATGAGGGGGAGATGACGGCGATCGAGGGTTTCTTCCTGGCGAACCAGGGGCAGTTTGCGGAGTTTGCGTTTAGGGATCCTTGGGATGGGCAGAGTTATGCGCATTGCCGGCTGGAGAGCGATGAAATGGATCTGACTTCCAGTGGGGAAATGAGAGTGGGGACTCGGGTGGTGGTGGTGGAGGGGCGGTAAGTGGGGCCCTCGAATTCATCGGGGAGACGCGGAGTAAGGAAGAAAGCGCGGACTGCTCTTCTCAGTTGCGCTTGGGACGGGACGCTAGTCGCGAGTTAGAGTCAAGCGCATTGGTTGGCCTCCTAAGAAGAGAGATCCCCTGAGAGAGCCGTCGCCCAGTTCGAGCGGGATTGCGAATTGGGTTCCCGCAACGTGTTTCGAGACGCGCACCACTTTGGCTAGGACGCCCTGAATCAGGTTTTCGCTGTTGAAGCGCATCAACTTTCCGAACCATGTCCGGTTGTAAGCGATGCGGGCGTCAGTTAGATCGGTTCCGCCGATTGTTCCTGTCACGGTGACGTCGGGGTGAATGGTCAGGATTACTTCAATGGGTTGAAGGGCCGCTCCGACAGGACGCGTGTGGGGGTTGCGCGCCATGTTCCCAGCAAGGTCGAGGAGGGAGCGAGGGGCGGAGTCATCAGCGGTGGCCGCGTGAAGATTTCGTTGGCGCAGAGAAGAAGGAATAACGCGAGCGCGGCGGGCAAGGACAGGACGACGGTGCGCGGCAAACGCCAGGGGGCCAGGCCGGCGGGCGCGGTGGTGCGGAGTCGTCCCCGACACACGATGTGGAGGACGCGGATGGCAGCGGGAAACCAAAAGGCCCACATTCTAAGATGACTACGGCTGAGGGCCACCATCAGAGTGAAAGCGGCGACGCTCAGGAGACCGCCGAAGCCTTCCGATTTCCAGGCGAGCAACAGGCCCAGAATCAGCATGACCATTCCCAGGAACTGGAGCTTCTCGATGGTTGTGAGGTCGGAAGGCGCCGGCAACCCCTCGGCAAAAGCCAGGGTGAAGAACAGGAGGACCATGAGCATCCCCAGGATGCGCGCCGTCCAGCGGCCTACCACGGCGGCCCGCCAGGAGACGATTGGCACGGCTGCCATGATGGAATTGTGACATATTCAGGTCTGACAAGAAAGAAGCAAGCTTGACGCGAAGACGCGGAGGGGAGAGGGAGTGCTAGTTTATCCGCAGTTGGGGAGCGGGGCTTTGGGACAGTTTCCGATTCGAAAACAACAATGGCAACGGACGGTAGTGAATACGGCTCTGGATGGTAGCTCGGTGCGGTTGGCGGATCCGAATGGCGCTAGCACGCGTTGGACGCTGAATTATGCGGGGCTGACGGATAGCGAGCGGGCCGCTTTGGAAGTGTTCTTCGAAGCTGCGGAGGGGTCCTTGAACGCGTTCACATTCTTGGATCCGACAGCGAACTTGCTCGCCTGGAGCGATCAATTGACTAACACGGTTTGGCAGACTGGGCCTTTGTTGACCTTGATGGGAGGCGTGCCGGACCCTTGGGGCGGGAACTCGGCATGGACGCTTACCAACACGGGGGCGGCGGCGCAAAGCATTACTCAAAACTTGCAAGCTCCTGGGGGCTATCAGTATTGCTTCAGCGCTTACTTGCGGGCGGCTGCGGCGACGGCCGTTACGCTTTTGGCGGGGAGTCAGGAATTGAATTGCAATGCCGGTTCCGGTTGGACCAGAGTTACTTTTTCTCAGACCGGGGACCCCGCGGCCAGCTCCGTTGTGTTCGGAGTTCAACTGCCGGCGGGATCGGCCCTTTCGGTTTACGGGATGCAGGTGGAGCCGCAAGTGGGCGCGTCGGAATACAGGCCCAGCACGACGGGCGGGGTCTACGAGAATGCACGGCTGGACATCGACGAATTGACGGTGACGACGACCGGGCCGGGGCAGCATTCGTGCACGGTGAAGATCATCAATGTCGACCATCTTTAATCTCAAAGAACAGGCGGTGACGGATACGCCACTGCTGGTGTTCAATTGCGTGTTGTCGAACGGACAGACGGAATTCTGGAGCACCCATGCGGTGACGGCGGGCGGGAACAGCTACGCCGCCCGGGTGGTGCAGCAGAACGTGTTCGAGATGCAGACGGCGTCGCAGCAGGGGGTGGACGCGATTCCGAAGATCTCGCTGATGCTGTCGAACGCGGACTCGCATTTCTCGGAGATCGAGCGGGCGACGGGGTGGAAGGGCGCGCTATTGACAGTCGGGTTTGTGTTTTACGACCTGCGGAACAACGTGGCGTTGACGGATGTTTCGGTGATCTTCCAGGGCATCTGCAATCCGCCGGACGAGATCCGGCAGGCAACGTTCCGGATCACGGCGACGAACCGGATGAATCTGCAACGCTTGCTGATGCCGCAGGTGCGTATACAACGGCGGTGTCCATGGGGTTTTCCGGCGACCGAGGCACAGCGGATTGAAGCGATCAACGGCGGGGCGAATGGTCAGTACTCGCGGTATTACAAGTGCGGATACTCGGCGGGAGAAACGGGGGGCACGGGCAGCTTAATTAACGGGGCGCCGTTTACTTCGTGCGGGTTTGTTCGTAGCGATTGCCAGGCGCGTGGAATGTGGACTAACTTCGGCGGGATCGAGTACTTACCCCCGGCGATTGCAGTGCGGGCCTACGGGCAGGGCAGTTATCAGACGTCGGCGGTGTCGTTCAACGAGGCACAGTACAACGATTTCGTTCCGATGGTGTATGGCACGGCGTGGTGCACGACGCCGGTGGTGTTCGCGCGGAACGACGGCAACCTGACGCGGATGGAAGTGCTTCTGGGGATCGGCGTGATGCAGGGCGTGATCACGGTTCTGGTGAACGATGTCGAGATTCCGGTGGGCGTCTCGGGGACCGACATGACGGGAACCGGTTGGTACAACGTGATGACGCTGGGGACCCGGTCAGGCGCGTTCGACATGAATTTCACGGACGCGAGCGGACAGCCGGCGGGAGATCCGTACGGAAGCATGGCGTATCTATCGGTAGTGGTTCCAAACCGTTTGAACAACGGGACGTCGCTGCCGCGGGTGAAGGCACTGGTGCAGGGACTACAGGTGCCGGTTTACGGGACGGACGGGACGCAGACGGGGGTGCAGTTTTCGAGCAACCCGGCGTGGATCCTGCTGGACCTGCTGCGGCGGATGGGGTGGGGCACGACAGAGATCGACGTAGTGAGCTTCGCAGCGGCGGCGGCTTATTGCGACCAGCAGATCAATGCGTTGGATTTGAACGGAAATCCGATCACGCTGCCGCGGTTTCAGTGTAACTTCGCGCTTCAGAAACGGCGGAGCGCGGGAGACTTAGTGCGGGGAGTGCGGAACTCGGCGCGGCTGCTGCTGACTTACGCGGCGGGCGGCGTGATGCAGGTTCGGTTGGAGAACACGTTGGCGATGGAAGCCCCCAGCGCCGGGGGTGCACCGCCCGCCTGGTCGAATGCTACACAGACGCTGAACGGCGGTTGGCCGAGTTACGAGTTCGGGGACGGCAGCAACGGGACATCGGGCATCCTGCGCAAGGCGACTGGGGAACCGAGCTTGCGAGTGTACTCGCGGAGCATAGCGGACACGCCGAATTTGTACGCGATGGAGTTTCAGGATTCGCTGAACGAGTATCAGCAGGATAGCTATACGCTGGTGGATGCGGACGATGTGGCGTTGTGCGGGCAGGAAGTTTCGACGACGCTGGCGGCGATCGGAATTCCGAATTTCGACCAGGCGGGACGCGTACTCCAGACGAATTTGGATAAGTCGGTGAAGGGGAACACTTACATCGACTTTGACACCAGCGTGAAAGCGGTGGGATTGCGGCCCGGGGATTTGGTCACCGTCACTTACCTGAAGGAAGGTTTCCAAAGACAGCCGTTTCGGATCTTGAAGATTGCTCCCGGGTTGAATTGCCGGACGACCACGATCACGGCTCAAATCCACGACGACGCATGGTACGCCGACAGCAACGGGCAGCCAGCGACAGGGGTCGGCGGAATGCCGCAAGGGAATGCGGGCATCGGGACGCCGCGGCCGCTGGTGGGGACGGTGGTAGATGCGAACGGGAATCTTCAGTTCGGAGTGGCGGAAAGTGAGACGACGGCCAGCGACGGAACGGTGACCGCGAATGTGAGAGTCAGCTTTGTGGTTCCAAGCGGGCCGGCGGCGACGGGTCCGGGAATTCCACTGGTTAGTTTGGCGGCGCAGTTGGGGGTCGGGGGCACGCTGACGGCCGGGCAGACGCTCTACTATGCGGTGTCGGCAGTGGGCAGCGCGGGGGACGAAAGCCTGCTGTCGTTCGTGGTGATGGCGGTTATAAGTACGGCGGGAAG